TTATCTATAATTATTAACATTAATATAAGCAATTCTACCAGTTGCATTTACTTTTACTTTATCTATATATGAATTTATATGTTTTAAAACTGTTACAGTAGTATTTGCTTTATATTGATATCTTACACCGCTCAAATTTGATTTTGAGTATAATGTACATGCTTTTGTTTTTCTAATCACGCTTTGTGGCTTTGATGCTGTCACATTTGTATAATTATTGTTATTTATATATGCTATTCTACCTGTTACATTTACTCTAACTTTATCTACATTACTTGATATGTTTTGTAGTATTGTTATTGTTGTATTTGCTTTGTAATTGTACTTATAACCTGTTAAATTCGAATTGCTATATAAGATACTAGCTCTAGCTAATTTCTTTGTCTGTCCTACTGTTTTATTAATATTTAGTGTATTAATATCTCTACTTGTATATGCTAATGATATCCAGCCCTTGTCAGTTTTACCAAAGCCATTACTTTCTGCTAATATAGTTACTATTGAATTTTTAGAATATCCACCAATTCTATTATAACTTGTACTAGCTCCTGCTCTAATATTTAGTCCTGTATTTGCAGTAATCCTTACTTGATAATTAACTGCATTTACATTTGATGTTGTGTTATCTGTTACTACCGTTGTAGTTGTATTATCTTTTACATCAATTCTGTCATTTTTAAAACAGAAGAATTTTTGATAATTAGCATATGCTCTAAAGCTTTCTATTGATACATATACTGTATTACCACTTACTGTTGCTTTTCCTCTTCTACTTGCAACGTCAAATTTTCCATTGTACAAGTAAGGGTCATATACTTTTATATAATCTCCTTCGACTCCTGTTAAAACTATAAAGTGTCCTCCTGTTGTAAATAATCCATTACCTACTGAACATATAACATAGTTTTTATCTTCTATTAATTGCACTGCTTTTTGTATATCATTTGTTTCTGTATATTCGATATTCCATTTATCTGCTACATATCTAAATGCACTCCAATATGTACCATTATTAGCTGAACGATATCCATTTGCTACAAATAAATCAGCCATAGTATTGGGTGTTATTGTTCCTCTTATTGAACTTACTACCATTGCTGCAGAAGTTGGACCACATCCACTTGATCCTATTGTTTGTGTATTATTTCCTATAGATGTATATATGTAATTTTTCCATCTACTATCTACTTGAGAATAATATGTTAATCCTGCATATTCTCCTAATTCAACTTCATAATCTTTTGAGTTTTCTCCTGCTTCATATGCTATATTTCCTTGAAGTTCAAAGCCTTCACTTTCTGTTTCTTGTACTTCTAGTGTCTGTTCATCTATTTCCGTTAAATTTGGTATTTCTGTAGTAGATTTATTTATTTCATCTACTACTGTATTTATAGCTTCTGATATTTTATTTGCATCAATTTGTCCTGTTTTATCATATTCTAAATAACAATTTAATATTAAAGAACTAGCACATAATATTGATATTATTAAACCAATTGTGCGTTCTTTATTTTTAAATATATTTTTCAATTTATCTTTCACTGTTATTCCTCCTTACATAAATTTACTTAATCCTAAACCAAAGGCTATCGCTGTTAATATAATTCCAGTTATAAAAGAAATTACTTTTCCTTTGACTTGCTTTTTTGTTTCTTCATAATCTTTTATGGGTTTTTCTTCTATTATTTTTAAACGTTCATTCATTTTGTTTTGGTCTTCTCTCATTGCTTCATTTCTGTTGCTATTTCTCTTACACTTAGTGTTAAGTCATATATATTTTCTACTTTATTTTCAACAACATCTATTCTCTTTGTGTTTGACTTTTCTCGTTCTTCTAAGTGTGCTACTTTTTCAATTAATTCTGTATCTTGCACTATATTACACCTCTCTCTATGTAGTTTTTACATATTCTAATATTACTGTCATCTTTGAACATGTTTGTTCAAGACCTTTTTCTATTCTTATAGTCTTAGCAGACAAATCTATGTCTCTTATTTCCCATCTCCAACTTGATGCAGCAGAAGAATTTGATGTTGCTGTACTTGGTAACATTTGTAATATTCCATCTCTTCTTACTATAATTCCTGTTATTGATGTAAATAAACTTACATTGTTCACATTATATGCTAAAACATAAGCATTATTAGAAAATGTTGGATTACTGATATTAAATACTTTCCTGTAAATTGCTTTACCATCTATCCAAGTTTTATCTGTTTTTACTTCATTTGTTGAATACTTATCTTGTGTTGTTATTTTTCCTGTCGTTCCGTTACCTTTTGTATAAGTTATCGTATTTTCTGAAACAGATAAGTTTTTTATATATGTTGTATTTATTTGTTGTCCTCCACTATCTTGAGTTGCTTTTGTTGCTGTAGCAGAGTTTCCTGTACAATTTAATGCTGTTGTTGCTGCTCCTCCTGCACTACTAGCCCCTGCATAATTATGAGTATGATTCGATGAAGCTTTTCCAGACAATGCTGTATTCAATACTTTATTTTGAACTGGGTTAGTACTTGTTGAACTTAATGCTGTATCAATAGTAATCTTATTTGCTCCTGTTGCTATTCCATCTAATTTAGTTTTGTCTGAACTTGACATTAATCCTGATGCTGTTGTAGTTGCATTTGAATATGTTGTATTTGTATCTGTAAATTTTGCGTCTGTGGGTACTTGCTTTCCGACAGTTACCTCTACCCAAGCTCCCCATGTTCCATTTACTTTTGCTCTCATATATTTGCTAATCACATTTGCTGATGTACTTTCTGTAAATTGATATACTTCTTGAATGACATAATTTGAATTATGTGCAATAACATTTCCCATAAACCATACATTACCAGTAATTGGAGCATTAGCAATTCCACATCCCATATACCATCCATTTGTAGTTGCATTATTCCAATCTGCAACACTATTACATACTGATGGAACATGTGTACCATGATTAGTATTTGCCTTACCTGCTAAAGCTGAATATATAATTTTATTTTGAATAGGATTTGTACTTGAATCACTTAATGATGAGTCTACAATAGTCTTATTTGCCCCTTCACTTATGCCATCAATTTTCTTTTTATCATTTGAACTCATTAATCCATTTACTGATGTAGTAGCAACTGCATAAGTAGTATCTGTGAATTTAGCATTTGTAGGAACGTTACTCTCAACTGTATGGTTATTTACTTTTTCGGCATTATCAACTATTCCATTATTATTAGTATCATATACAGAAGCTAGCATATCTCCACTGCCTTTTCCATTTGCACCATTATATACTTTAAATTCTGTTGTGGTATTATTAGTAAATGTAATTAGATATGTATCATATTGACCTGCTGAATGAGAACCCTCTTTTAATGTAATACTTTTTATTCCATTTCCATTTGGTCCAGTGTCTCCTTTATCCCCTTTAGGTCCCTGTATTCCAGTTTTCCCAGTATCGCCTTTATCTCCTTTGTCTCCTTTGGGACCTTGAATGCCTTGTTCTCCCTGTGGTCCTTGTATTCCTTGCTTTCCTTGTATTCCTTGTGCTCCTTGTTCTCCTTTCATTCCTGTTGCTCCTGATAAATCTGTTAAATATACAAATTCTGTAGAGTCTTTTACATATAATTTTGAATTATCTTCATCTTCTACATTAGAAGCTATTAACACAAAATTTCCTTCTTCTACATTATTTTTATCAATTTCCATTTCTGTAATACTAGGATAAGTTTTATATATAGAAAAATCCTTTCCTGCAATTCCTTGGATACCTTGTACTCCTTGTTTTCCTTGTGGTCCAGTATCACCTTTATCGCCTTTGTCTCCTTTAGGAAGAACAAGATTTAGAATTTGATTTGGAGTATTTCCTACTATACTGGCTTGAGCATTTTCTCCTTTTATAACATTTCCTATTGTTAAAATATTAGCTTTTCCATTAAAATCGCCATTCTCTACTTTTGTTTTTAATTCAGTTATATATTCTTCTCTTTTATTCTCTTGGTTCTGTCTAATTTCTTCATTTTGATTGCGTTTTTCTTCATTTTCATTTCTAACAATCTCATTTTCTACTCTTAATTTTTCTTGACTACTTCTTTCTATTTCTGCTTCTTGTCTATTTTGCTCATTTTGTTGTCTTGTAGACTCAGAATTTATAACATAAGTATCTATTTTGTCCCAATTTTCATTTAAAGATTTAGTTATATCAAATAAATTTGTATTTGTTTCTGGATTATCATGTTTAAATAATTTTAAATTTGTTGTTTCACTCATTAAAACACCTCCTATTTGTATCCAACTATTTTTGTAATTTTTGGTTTGTAATATGTATTATTAACACTTAATGCTTGCTCTGTAGAATTTATTGCTAATGTTGTATTCTTTAATATTGTTACAGTTTTATTTGTTATTTTAAAAATTATTGAACTTGGTACATAATAGTTTTGTGATATTTCTGTATCAAGAATACAATTTAACTTTTTATTACTTGGGGCTAAAAATACGAATGTTGAATATATTTCATATCCTGTTACTTCTACAAGTATTTTTTTGTATTTAGATATGTCATCATTTATTGTCCCAGTTCCTGTAAATATTCCATTTGAATTATTGTATAGCACTGTTCCATCAAATTTTTCATTTATATCTACACCATTTAGCAATACTTTTTCAAAGAAATTAATAAAATTCTTTCCCCAACAAAAAATTGGTTTTCCCTGTGTTACACTGTATGTTGGTCTTAATGTCATCAATTTATCTGAAACTTCTAAATAAATTTCATATGATTTTTGATAATCGAATATCTTTCCCAAAGATGTTTTGGATGTTCCGTTACTATATGTATTATTTTTTACTGTTGGAGTTAACGTGCCACCTTTTTTCCATGTTGAAGCACCTTTTTCACGGTAATACCAATTTAATGATAATGTGTTTTTTACACTTCCTAAGCTACCATTAAAATAATTTCCCGAATATTCAACTTCTACCTCTCCTGTTGTTGGTTGTTTTCTTTTTACACTTGCGTTTATTGATAAATCAATATAATTTATAACTGTAGCATTTAATTCTTTTGTAGCTGAATATCCTCTACTATCTGTTAATACTATTGTTATTTTTGAATTATTTGAAACATTTAATGTTCCAAAGTTTAATGAAATACTACTTATTAAATTTCCTGTTATATTAGAAAATGTTTTTGTAACTCCATTTATAGTTGCCGTGCATTTACTTAATGTTGCTCCTTTAAAGCTCTTTAAATTTGTTAAGTCAATCTTAACTGTACTATGGTTTCTTATTATTTGCTGATTATTTCCTGTAATTTTAACTGTTGTTGAATTGCTATCAGAGTATTTCGCACTTTCTATAGTTGGCTCACAATTTGTTATAGAGCATGTATTTATTAGCTCAACACTATCTCCTATTTTGGTATTTCCATTCCATGTTTCAACTACAGCTCCTATTTTTACTGTTTTAGTATTTTTCATGTATTCATATAGATATTTTATTGTGTCAGACGATAACTTGAATGTTTGTCCACTTGTATAATTAAAATTTTCTAGTTCCTTTACATTAGGAATTGATAGCCTTAATTTATTAGAAAATCCACTATAGTGTGATGTATAATTCACACTAAAATATTGCTCAATATCACTTCCATAGAAATTGTTTATTGTACTTGTCCTTGGTATAGTTGATAATGTCAATGTTCCACTTGGTGTAAAATCTCCTGGACTGTATGTATGTGTTTGAAAATCTATAACAGCACTACAGTTAATTGATTTTTTTCCATCATCATTGTGCGTTACTGTCATTGTTCCTTCTGCAAATGTTATCGCTCCATTATGTCCTAATGAATACTGTCCACTACCACTTTTTACTTGCTTTCCATTTATATTTATAGAATAACTTGCATTTAATCCACTAATTTGCCCTGAACTTCCTGATAATAGTTGTAGTCTATATCCAACATTAGAAGTATTCGAAGCTATATCATAGCTATTTTCCCATACGCTTAATTTTCCTGTATAATATTTTGCATAAGTTCCTCCACTTGTTCCTCCACTTTGTATAAAATCCATTAGCTATTACCTCCTATCCAAAATACTCCTGTGCCTTCTTCATAATCTTCAGTTCTTGAATATGTCCCTACTGTTAAGTATTTCCCTACAACCATGTTTTTTGATTTTACAATTGTTTCTCCAATTTCTTCATCATACCCTGCATACAATAAACTTTCTTCACTACTTCCCATTGCATCATTTATTTCAAGTCCAGCCTCATTAAATTTTGATTTTGTTTTTGCATTTGTTTTTTCGATTTTTAATCCATCATTATCAAATGTATATCCTGTTTCCGTTTTTATTTTTGATACTCCATTTACCTGTATATCTTCACTTACTTTTATTGCATATTCTGTATCATTTTGTATCGTTTCAACTTTATTTTCTAAGCTGATAACATCGTCTTTTTGTGCTTTATCTCCTAATTTGTTTATTATTTCTTGATAGTTATTGTTTATGTTTGTTGTATTTGTACTTACTGTATTTGTTATTTTATCTATATCTTGCTCATGCTTTGTTAGTTTCTGACTTTGCTCTTTTGTTTCTACGGCTAAATCTTGAATTAATCCCTCATTTTTCTTTGCTAATCTTTCTACTTTTAAAGTTTTCTTTTCTTCTTTTGTTGTAACTTTATATTCTGTATTCGTTTGTTCTGGTAATTCAGCTTCTATATTGCTTGATATTCCCGTATTAATTGTTATATTAGCTTTTAAATAATAAGCCTTATATAGATTATCTTCTTTATCTCCAAGCTCTATACATGCACATGGTTTCAACCACATTACCCCAACATCAGAAGCTTCAAAAGAATAGTATTCAATACCTTTTATTTGTTTGAACATTCCTTTGATAACTTTTTCTCTTTGAAATTCTATAAATTCATTTTCATCAAATCTAATTTCACATCTGCCATTTTGTTCTATACTTTTCTCGTCAATTTCTTCTATGTTGTCTTCTACATCTCCACGTCCTAAAACCAAAGCATTTACAGGTCCAAACTTTTCTTTTATTGTTAAATCTGTTAAATATGATTTATCTAATTTTTCTGTAACCTCATTATCTACTTTATATAAATTTAATTTATTGTCTTCTATAAATGCAGTTGTTAATGTTGCTTGGGCTATTTTCTCTAAAACATCTCTATATGTTAATTCCTGTGCTGTAAAAAAATCTTCCGTAACATCTAAATCTGCATTATAAAAGTCTGTGGAATATAATTCTACTCCACAGACTTCACAAATTCTTTGCACTAATTTTAATATTTTTCAAGGATATGTTAATTGCAATTCTAATTGTTTAAATGTTTTCATGAATCTTATCATTCTGTCATATCCAATTACCTTTATTTCATCTTTTTTCTTACTATCTTCTATATCTTTTATAAAATAATTACCTAAATCTACATACTCGAACTTATTATTAATAAACAAACCATATTTAAAATTTATATCTTTATCTTTTATTTCATTTGCATTTTTTACAGTAATTTCAACTTGTTTCATTATTGTTTTAAATAATTTTCCATCAAAACTGTATTTCAATTCTTTTGCAATTACTTCTTTTTGTTTTCTTAATTTCCAAATTGGCAATGCATTAAAAATATGTATTGGCATCATATGTATTTCCTTAACTGTCAGTTCACCATCACATATACTTAATTTTATATTTTGCTGTTTAATTTTCTTAGTTATAACTTTAAATTCATTACTTATACTCATGTTAATTGTGGCCTCCTATCTATTGCTGTTAACATTACTGAAAATTCATTCCAATAACCACCACATGCAAGTGGACTAGACTTTATTGCTTGACCATTGTAAAAGTCCTCTGAAAACAAATCGCCTTGTTTGTAATTGCCCATGTCTTTTTCTAAAGAAAATTGAACATCCTCTAAAAAAGGATGCTCAAGCAATTTTTTTATTAAATTATATTGTTCATCAGATACTATCCCGAACTTTATTTCTAAAGTAGTGAAGTATCCAATAAAAGTACCACTATAATGTCCATCTAATGTATTTCTTCCAGTTCCATCGCCCCATAGAGGCTCTGGTCCAGGAATTAAATCTATTATTCCTGGTACTTGAATATTATTTACTATTAATTTGGATTCGTACATATTTAGCCTCCATTCGTTGCAAATCTATTCTTATTTTTAATTTTTTCAAGTCTTTTATTTAACTCATATCCATCAATATATAAATTAAAATCAAGACTTAAATTAATTAGAATTTGTATTATCTTTTCAAGTAATTCTATTACTTTTTCATTATTTCCTAATCCCATTTCTTGATTAGCTTTCTTATACAATGACATTATTTTATCCTCTGGTGCGACAACTTCTCCTTGATGTCTATTATCACCTATCATTGCTAATTGTGGTGTATTTGCCTTTACATATCCACCTTGTGCTAAATGTGGTAAGTTTAGACTTCCTATTTTGCCAACATTTACACCTGGTATTAAATTTATTATTCCAATCGCTCCATTTATTAAATTTATTGCTCTATTTATCGTCCTTTCAACTAATGATATAACTCCATTTATTCCAGTTTTAACAGCATTAGAGATAGCATTTCCTATACTTATTCCTAAATTAGAAAATGTGTTTTTTATTCTTTCCCATATTCTACTAAAGAAATTGCCTATATTACTAAATACTCTTGTAATTCCGTTATATGCTTGTTGAAATTTATCTGAAAACCATTGTCCGACATTTGAAAAAGTATTTTTTATTTCATTCCAGCAATTCAAAGCAGTTTCTTTAACTTTATCCCAATTTTTTATCAATAAAACTATTATTGCTATTAATGCTGCTATCGCTGCTACAACTAATGTAATTGGTGATGTTAGTACTGCTAGTGCTGCATTAAATAGCCATGTTGCTGCCGTTGCTGCTGTTGTTGCTGCTGTACTTGCAATAGTTGCCGCTGTATTCGCAATCTTTGCTCCTGTATTCACAACCCATTGGGCTGCTTGTTTTACTAAAGCAACAGTTCCAGAAGCTACACTTTTCACAAAATCTTTTGCGTATAATAAATTTAAATATATAGTTTCTGCCTTATCTTTCATTTTTGCAATTGTAGAGCCTGTAATAGCTAAAGTTATATTTTTTAATGCATTAATTACTCCTCCTGATTGAGCTATAAACGACATCAATTCAGCCGTTTTCCATGCTCCAAAAAATCCTAGTACTGCAATTTCCATTCCTGTAACTATGCTTTGATTATTACTCATCCAATTTCCTATTTTAGTTAGAACATCCGCTAGTAAATTAAGTGTATCTACTATCATTCCACCTGTCCACTTTGCGATAGGTTCTAAGAAATTATTCCAAAACCATTGAAAAATTGGTTTAAATGCTGTTATTAATGGATTTAAAACAGTTAATGCTCCTGCAATTAAATTTAAAAATGCAGGAAGTAAATCTTGTATAGTCCATTTAGCTAATGGGACTAAAACATTGTCATATAACCATTTCAAACCATCTTTTATTGTGGTTATCAGTGGTTGTGCTGCTTCTTTTACTTTGTTAAAAGAATTAATAAGCGGTTCAAAATTAATATCACTAAATATTTTTCCTATATTACTTGCTTGTTTTTTTAGACTATCTGTTAAATTTAGTCCACTTGTATCTATTTTTCCTCCTGCACCACTTCCATTGGAAGAACTATCACTGTCGTCTTTTTTTAATATTTGTGCAGTATCAAATGAAGCCAAACTTTTTAAATCTTTAGCAGATTTTTTAGCACTATCTCCTATACCACTTACAGCATCACTTGCTTTTGATGCATCTGATACTAAGTCTGAAACAGTACTTGTGCTATCATCTCCGCCTGCATTTCCGAATATCATTTCTGTAAATGATTTAAAAGCATTTGCTAGAACTTGTAGTTTTGAAAGTACCATATTTATTCCTTTTATAATAGGTGTAAAAATATTAATAAACCCTTGTCCTAATGTTGCTTTTAATTCATTAAACCTTAAGCTTAATACCCTTGTTTGGTTTGCCCAACTATCACTAGTTCTTGCAAAATCTCCATTTGCTATATTTAATTTATCTAATACAAATTTATATCTTAAAGCTACTTTTTCCTGTTCAGTCATTTTAGATGTTGTTTTTCCATAACCATTTGCCAATGCATATTGGTCAAGTGCATTTTGTGTCATTACAACACCTAAATCTTTTAATGTTTCTGTTTCACCTGTGAATACTGACTTTAATTTTGTGTATGCCTCATCACTTGATAGATTGTAAAAAGATGCAATATCACCTGTTAGTCCTGTCAATGTTTCTGACATTGCTAATGCTTCTTTATTTGAAAAATTAAATGCTTTTGCCATCGCACCAAATGTACCAACATATTTCTTTGTTACAGTTTGTCCCAACCCAAATTGAGTAATTGCATTTTCGGCAAAATTATTTACTTCTGTATTTAAACTTCCAAAAGTAACATCAACAACATTTTGCACTTCTGTTAAATCAGAACCTAAATCAATACATTCTTTACCAAAATTTACTATTGCTTTAACAGAGAATGCTGCTACTGCTAATTTACCAATTTTCTTTAATGAGTTCTCTATTCCTGAACTTTTTATTGTATTTGTTGTATCTTTTAATCCTTTATTAAATGGATTTGAATTTAATAATAATTCAAAATCGACAGCACCTACATTTGTACTCATAAACCTACTCCTCCCCTCTTTTTTAGGATAAAAGCAGGTATTGGCTAACTACTCACCACTAATAGTCGTGTTGCTCACTCTGTCTTTTTCATCTATATCAATTTTAATTGTTTTCTTACATCGTATACATTTTATTTCACCCTTGCATTTTTCAACCTTTAATAAAAGTTGATTACAATTAGGGCATCTTACTTCTGTCATTTGTTATCACCAGCCATTTCTTTAAATGCTTTTTGAAATTCTGTAATAACTTTTTCATAATCTTCTTTGCTCATTTTCTTTGCTAATTTATTTCTATATTTCCATCTTATATTTTTTTGCTCTTGTGTGAAGTTTTTTAACATTTCTTCATCATCTTCACTGCGAATTTGAACAATGTTTCCGTAGTGGTGTATCTGGCATCAACCCAGATATAAGATTACACAATTCTGCATAATCCATTGTATCTATTTCTTTTCTTATTCTTATTCCATATTGTTTTGCTAAACTTGACTCAATTAAAGGCCAGTCTTCTTCCATGTCATACCATAATTCTGTTTCATTATTTGTTTTGAAATCGTTTTTCCATTTCCTCATAAGTAATTTCATTTACTTGTGCCATTATTGCTATAATAATGACTTTTAAATCTGTAACTTTTACTTTCATTCCTTTTATTTCTTCTAATGCTTCTTTTCCTAGTAATAATTCTATTGCTTTAAATAATCCATCTAAACTATCATCTTTTTTAAATAAATCTTGTGCTTTCAACATCATCTCTGCTCCGCAGTCTACTTCATATGTTTTGCCTTCTGCTATTGTTATTGTTTGTGGTTCATGACTTAATTTTGAACTAATATCTATATTTGCCATTTCAAATTCCTCCTAAATATATTTATAAGAGGCCTTTAAAGACCTCTTACTTTTTAATATCTTATTTTTTTACTGCTTGTGTTGTTTCAACACTTTGTGGTAATGCTTCTGTGTATGTTGGTTTTCCATTTGACATTACATCAAATTCTAGCGGAATAACTTCTGTTGATTTTCCAGCTCCCCAGTTTGTTATGTTAAATATTGCATTTTCAAATACTAATTTTGCACCATTTGGAAATGTCCATTGTAAACATCCTTCGACATCTCTGCCGTTTTTTAAAGCTAATCCTGCTACGTAATCGTTCCCAGTATCTCCAAAGTTTCTTTTTCCAGAAATTGAAATAGTAACTGATTTAGAAGTCATTAATCTCCTAACCCATCCTTTTTGGTCTAGTGGATTCCATTCTTCTACTCCATTGTCTAATTTTACTGAAAAACTTTCCATATCAGCTATATCCGTTAAAGTTTCTTTAGTAACACCAACTTGAAATTGGTTTTCATATACTGGATATACTCCTGTTTTAGTTGCCATTATTTTTCACCCTTTCTATATAATAAATTTAATTCTATTGAAAACTTGTAAATATTGTTTTCATCTGCACCTAAATCAATAGGTCCATTATATAAACACTCAATTGAGCAATTATAATCATCCATAAAAAAAGAACTACAGTCTATTAGTTCATAAATCTTATTGGCCATTGTTTCAGCCGTATTATAATTTTTTGTCCATCTTAACAGTAATGTAACTGGTAATATTCCATAACTTTTCAACTTTTTATATTTAGAATTATCTTCTAATTGTCTACGATTAGCATATAAGGCAATTGCTTTATCTTGATTTTCATCCATTTGACCTATATACCATTTTGGACAATCTATAATAATAGTTTTTAAATAATCTCTTATTTTTGATACACTAATTCTTGCTATCATTATCCATTTCTCCTTTTTAACATTTGTTTAAAATATTTTATTGGTAAATCTTTCTTGTTTCCACTAATATAATCATCAAAATAATACTGTTTTGCATTAGGATTTTTACCTTGTTTTATATGTATTTCTGGGTCGAAATAAACCTTTCTTGCATATACTGTATCTACAACTATTCTAGCAACACCTTTTATAACTTTTTTATCATCTACAAAAGTGCTATCATTTTGCATTGTACCAGTATCAAATGGCATTGTTTGACTTTGAATCAAATCTGTTTTTACCGCTTCTGCTGTATCTATCAATGCTAATCTTGCATTTTCTAATAATCCATTTATATTTTTAGTATTATACGTTATTTTCATATTAAATCAACTCCAATGTTGTATGATGAACGGTTCCATCTGGATTTCTAGGTCTACTTGCTTGATAAATTTCATATTCTATATCATTTATTATTACTTGTCCACCACTTATTTTCTTTATAGTTGGTGCTATATCTCCAAGTAATATTACTTTTCCCACAAGTTGAATCTTTCTTCCATCTGAACTAATTATAATTTTAGTTGTTTCAACAAATCTACATTTTTGATTTTCTAAATTCAAAGAAGTTAAAGGCTCACCATCTTCTGATAAGCCTTCTTGATATATAACTACATCACATTTATTATTTAATAATCTTTCCAAGTGCTTTGGATTTAACCTCTTTATCATATAACCCTATTTGTTAATCCTGTTCTTTTTAAATAGAAAAAGGCTAATTTTGATATTTTAAGTTTATCTGCCATATCTTGTGACTCCTTTTCATTTACCGTTAAGTCTCCACCTATAGAATAACTAGATATACTATTATCATCATATAAGCCTTCTTCTTTTATATATTCTGCTTGTAAACAAGTTGCTTTGATTATTAAATCTTTTTGTTGTGTTGTTAAATTATCAAATCCTCTTCTTTCAATTCTTGTTAATGTAGTTTTGTTAATATCTATTGAGGCAAACTCCAAATATTTTTCTATTTCTTCATCTTCTAATACTTTAGAACCATATTTTGAGTAATCCTCTTTTGTTGCATAAACATTTATCATTTGCAACACCTCTTATTTTACTTTCTTTTCTAATTCTGCAATTTTTGTTGTTAATTCTTCATTAACTTTTGCTAACTCTGTCTTTTCTTCTTCAACTTTTGTTATTTTTGTTGTTAATTCTTCATTAACTTTTGCTAACTCTGTTTTTTCTTCTTCAACTTTTGTTATTTTTGCTGTTAATTCTTCATTAACTTTAGTAATTTTCTTTAATTCTTTTTCTAAATCTTTAGAAGCTACTTTTTTAGTAGCTCCTAATTTAGAATATCCTCTTGCCTCATATTGTGCTAATTCTTCCTCTTCGATAGACAATAATACATTATCTTTTACTATTTTTATTTTAGACATAGTAACCTCCTATTCTCCAGCATATTCAGTTGTGTCAACATCAACATATATACTGTCAATTTTATTATCTTTTCCATTTGGGAATACAAATGTATCTGATAAACTTCTATCTTGATATAGATATCCATCACCTTCTGTATGTTGACCTGGATTAAAATAATAAATACTTGCAATTTTAGGAACTGTTTTAACAGTTAATGGAGATGCTATTAATACATTAATTTTATGAGAACCTGTTACCGCTGCTACATGGTTGCTTTCATTTGCTGCTACTTTCTTAACTGGTACAAATCCATCTGTAAAATCAAATTTATCATAAAATCTTTCATCATCAATTACTTCTATTAATGTTACACCATCAATATCTGTAATTCTTGTTTCTATACCAATTCCACCTTCTGCAATTTGTGTCATTTCTATTTTTCTTGTAAAATCTGTAGATTGTTCTAATAAGTCCATAATTGTAGAATTTACATATGCAATTAATGCACCTTTTGCTACATATCTTCTTAATTTTCCAGCACTTAACATTGCTTTTAATTTTCCATATACATTTTCTTTTGTATATGAAGACAATGCTGTTGAACTATGATATCCATCTAATTTTTGTGCTTCTGTAGCAACTTTTGAATAGAAATATGCATCCATTTCTGGTATTTGTTGTGTTTTGTGGAATACTTCTGAAATATTTTTTATAGATGCTGTTTCATTTGTTTCATCTACATCTATTTTGTCTACTAAGAATGAAATATCTCTATCATGTGTTAATGTAAAAGGTACATCAGTTTGTGCAAATGTTCCTTTGTTCCATCCACCTAATCTACTATGTGATTTATAACCACTTGTACTCATTTGTGTAAAATGAAATGTTTTTGCGCTTAACCATTTAACTGCTGTAGTTACGAATGGTGAAGTTAAAGATTCTTGCTCCATAATTTCTAATAGGTCTGGAGACCATACCTCTGCATAATTTAATGCCATAATTAATTACCTCCTAAAATGAATTAAACCTGTTCCATCTTTTTGTGGCTACAGGCTTTTTGTTTTTTTGATTTTCATCAGAGTTACTTTGTGTTGCTCCGAATTTGAATCCTTTTTCTTCTTTTTCTTCTTCCTTTGCTATCTTTAACTCAGGAAATTCAGAAATTACTGCGTTGATTTCATCTTCTAGTTTCTTAGCATCTAATACACCGTTTTCTAGAACTTTTGACATATCAACTAATCTTGCTGCTCTTTCAACTTTCTTAACATCAACCCCTGCTTTGGCCATAGCAAGTGCTATTTTGTCAGTATAGTCTGCTTGAACAGTATCTTTTTGTTCTTCTTGTCCTTTGTCTTCTTGCCTATTTTGAGTTTCTTGAACTTGTTTAGAAGTTTCTCCCTGTTCTGCTTTTTCAGCCCCTTTGGCATACATTCTTCTAATAAATCCATCTAACTCATCTTGATTTTTGAAAACTATTGAACCATCATCACCTTTTTGTGCTACTTGTTTTTTAGTTTTCTCGCCCTCATTTTTGTTTTCAGCTTTTTGCTCTTTTTGAACATTATCTGTTGTAGTTTGAGTATCTACATTTTCTTTTTTTTCGTCTTCCATATTGGAACCTCCCCCGTTTAAGGTCCGTCGACCATAATTTTTGCAATAAAAAAAAGAGCCTATTTAAAGCTCTAATTCTAAAAATGGCACAAGTTAATGGATTTGAACCACTACAAACAGTTTTGGAGACTGTTGTGCTACCGTTACACTAAACTTGCATATAAAAAACACCTACATTTCTGTAAGTGCTTGTATATTATTTATCTAAATTATCAATTGCATACTGTGCTTCACTTTTTGTAAATCCTTCCACTGACGAAGTTAATTGATTATAAATTGCTTTACTTGACATACTCATACTTGTTTGATATGTCTTTGCTTTTTCCAAAGCATTCTTATTCCAGTCCGCTTCTATATTGTCTATCGCATACTGTGCCGCTTCTTTTGTAAATCCCTCCACTGATGAAGTTAATTGATTGTAGATACCTTGCTTTGACATATGTAGTGAATTAGAATAAGTTTCTGCTTTTTTTAACGCATTTTTTTCTTCTGCAGTAGGCTCTTTACCCAAAGAATAAACTATATTAATTTTATCACCTTGATGTACTACTGTATTAGCTGAAATACTTTGACTAACAAAATTTCCTTTTGGAATATCATTTGAATATTCTTCAGTTATCTTTCCATTAAGCTTATTCGTATCCATCCATGTTTTTACTTCTTCCTTTGACATAGTACTGAAATCTACAATAGTAACTTCTACTGAATTATTTTTTTGATAATTATTAGTTGAAGTATCAACAGTATTGTTATTTTGTGATGCACCTATAATTATTGCAATTACTATAATAATTATCCAAAACCATGCTTTTTTGTAGATTGGTTTTTTGACATTTTCTTCATGACTTGCCATAGCCATTCCTCCTTTTATTTTATTATAAAAAGATTATATCACTTTTAATTAGATTTTTAAGTCGAATTTTGTCGAATATTATAAGAATTTATTTTTTATTAAACCATTCTTCAATTTTTCCACTTTTAACTGCTCTTGCAAATTCTTCTCCTTCTTCTTTCTCTTGTTCAGTTAATTCTCTATATCCTATAACTTCTCCACCTATTGGCATTGATATTCGTACTAAAAATTTATCATGTTCACTTAATTCTTTATATCTATCTCCTTTTTCATTTTCTGAAAGTTTATTGAACTCTTTTAATGATAATTTACTCATTTACTTCCTCCCATAAAATATAATATATACCATTTTGTTTTACTATATTTTTTGTTATAAATTTGCTATTTCTTTGATATAGTATTTTACTTTCAGTTTCATTGTATTTTCTTATATCCTTAGCTCTGGTTGAATTTACATATATTTTTATATTTGCATTTTTATTATAACTTTCTTTATCTGAAAATGATAAATATTCTTTCCAATTTTCTATTTTCCCTATTTTATTCTTTTTTAGAAAATCTTTCAACAATTCTTTGTCTTTTATTTCTAATACTCTAACAATATTTCCATTGTAGTTATTACATTTATTTAGTACACTATCTAAATTGTCCCTCATTCTTTTCTGTTCATCTGTTAATTTTATATTATTTCTTAAAGTTTCATTTATTTTATAACTTTCTGAACTAATGTATTGGTTTACTGCGTATTGTTCTTCATTTGATAACCCTATTGTACTACTTTCTATTTGTTTTTGCAATTCATTAGTTTTATTTTTATAATTTATTACATTTTCAGGTAATAAACTACCTGCTGCTAATCTTTGATATTGTTTCTGTCTTTGTTGCAAATATTGAGTATATTTATCTTCTTTATCATGACTATGTTTTGCTTTTGTTACATCTTCTGGTTCGTCATTTATTCCTTCGTAATATGTATTAACTCCATGATGGCATCTAGGATGGAATAAGCCTCCTGCTATTGCTATACTTAACAATGGATATTTCCCATCTTTTTCTGTTCCTCCTGACCACACATCATCAATATAAACTCTTCCCTCCCATGGTGTACACTTATCACAAGCACCACCATGTTTAGATACATATACTAATGAATTACCTAATTTCTTACGCATTTCACCTTCACCCATTAGATTTGCTCTTTTATTTGCTGTTCTAATGGCCATATCACAATAATCAGCTATATTATGTCTTGAACCATTACTATATTCAATACAATTAAAACCTCTTGCTAAAAAATCTTTACTTGCCATATCAATTGCTTGTTTTACTGTTCCAGCCCCTGTATTAGCAAATACTTGTGCTTTATATATTATTTGTCTGTATTGGTCATTTGCCATTCTTAATGTTGCATATTTTACATCTTTCATGTCAGATTTGGTACTTTCTATTAATGCATCTAATTTTCTATGATTTAATCCAAAAAAAGATCCACCTAATTGTGAATCTTCTTTTCTTATAATTCCTGACTGTATTGCCTGTTTATTTGTTCTTCCTGCACCTTCTTTGAATTGTTCTTTTATATGTTTATATAAATATCTATTTAACCCTTTTGTGTTGTTGTTAAATATTTCTTTATTTGTCTTTTTATAATCTTCAAATTGTTTTATTTTCAGTGCTTGCCATTGTGGCCAATCAAATCCTTTGGCTTTTTCATCTTCTTTATGACTCCATAATGTTCTTTTCATAGAAGTAATTAATTGTAATTCAATTTCTTCCATTACTTTTTTTATATCATATTCATTTTGCATTTAATCACCTACTCTAATGGTTCCATTATATTAGGTTCTTCTTTTTCAAGTATTCCCGCTTCTTCTTTTAATCTTTTTACTTCTTGTTCTTTTTCTGCTTTAGTTAAACTATCTCCATACATTGTATCTACAGTCTTTTCAATGCTCATTACATTTTGCCCTGGTCTAGCCTTTGAAACTGTTTCTACTGTTGCTTCAAAACTTGGATTAGCATATTCTTTAAAATCTACCGTTGCTTCATATTTACCTGCTGTTTTTTTCTGTGCTTTATCATATGTTTTTAAACATATTTCAACTAACTTAGGAATAACTTTTTCTAATACATCTATTACTTTTCCTCTTGTATATTGTGTTGCTTTTTCTTTTTCCCTTTGAGCATCTGCATTGTCTAACTTCTTTACATCTATTCCTAATGTTGATGGACTTATTAAACCTTGTAAACACAAATCTAATGCTGTTATATATGACTGTAGCATTCCTTCATAATCAAAGTCTCCTTTTTCTCTTGTGATTTTACTACTTTCTGTTTCTGATGTTGTACTTCCTACTTTAGCATATCTATTATCAAATGTATTAGGTTTTAATAAATCCCCATTTTCATTTGTTGGTATTAAATCTTCTGGAATATATGTTATTGTTCTGTTATCTCTTAATGCATCTATCCATTTGCTCCATACTTCATCAAAGCTATCAAAAGCATCTAATTTCTTTTCTATTATGCTTTGTCCTCTACCTTTATATTTCTTTGATTTATTGAACATCATAGGCACAGCCATCATAAATTTAGTATCCGTTGGTTCTTTCAAGTCTGCAGTTTCTGGAATAGAATTGTAATCTTTCATTAACTGGTCATTTTTATATAATTCATATTTTATTCCATCTTTAGAGTATTTTTCAAACAAAGTATAACAAGCATCTTTTTTATAATATTTATTTTTAAAGTTTATCCCTATTATTCTTCCTCTTGTATATTCATAGTCAACATCTTGTCCAGAATAAAACTCTATTATTGGATATTTACTTATATCTGTATCATAACTTATCTTAAATGCACCATCACATTGCACAAATACATCAATTATTGCTTGTTTTAATGTTTCTTTGAAATCATTTTCTTTTGCTATCTCTTCCCAATTTGTTTGTGCTTCGTTGTTTCCTTTAACTTCTATTTTGTTAAAACTATCAACAATTATATCCGCTAACATATCAACTATCATAGCAGGTAACCCAGTATGTATTTTTCTAATATTTATACCAGTTGTACTTTGTGCTGCCCAAAACTTTGCATTTCCCATCAAGTCATCTGTTTGTGTATAGTATTGATGTAATTCTGATGCATCTCCTCTATACCACAATAGATTTCTAAAACAATTACCTTCAAATGTATTTGTTTCTTGTATTGTTATTGTGTCTCCTACGCTTGGTTGTATTTCTAACCAATTTCGTATTACATTTTTTATTTTATCATTGACTGTTCCCATTTTATTCCTCCATTGCTATAAATTTGTGATAATATTGAGCTACATAGTATTCTATTTTACAACCTCTTGCATTTTCCCAACCTTTCATAAAGACAATTCCATCCACTTTTCCTATATATCTTATTGATTGAGACAGCATATAAATTGCAACATCCTCATCTGCTGGTGCATTTTCAAAAACTGTATCTACCACTTCATATCCTTTATTTTCTAATTTTTGTACTAGTTCAGCTCTTTCCTGTCTTATCTGTTCATTTGTTTTGCCTCTCATAGGTTGGCTTATCATTACTTTCATTCTTTTTTATTCCTCGCTTTCATCTTTAATCAATTTCTTTATTACTTCCCAATTGCCAATTTTCTTTTTATGTGGTAACCAAGCATATTGGCAACCATTTATTGAGTGGTCGTTACCATCTTCTGGTTGGTTATCTTCATCAAATGAATATTTATTGCATTCATCTATATAATCTTTGCAAGTTTCAACAATTAAAAAATCACCAGTATTCAACCAACTTTCTTGTAGTTGAACTCTAGTGATTATTTTTGTCTTTTTCCATGCATTTTCAAAGTTATATACTAATGCATTTTGCCTTTTGGCTTTGTTTGCTTCCATTATTGTTCCTTGGTCTGCATTGTCTATAAAACATGTTCTTGCAAATCCCCATTCGTTTTTGAACTCTTCCATAAATTCAACAATCCATTGAACCACATCTGATGGTGCAAATGGTATTGTTCTATCTCTATTATTAAATGTTCTTTCTTTTAATAAAACACATTTATTATCTGCTGTTATGCCTATACCTTCTAATGTTACCTTATCATGGCTTTCTTTTGAATATGATGTATCACAACCAATAGAAAATAACTTAAATTTCATTTTCTTTGCTTCTTCTAGTGTTATTATGTTTTTAGGTTGTAAATTAAAACATAGTCCTGTTGCTTTTCCTCTTAGTCCTTGTATTTTATTTTTATACATCTTAGTTCCAATTGGTGTTGCATCTATTTTTTCTTGTATATCTTCCTTGGTTAATGCTGCATTATCATAAAATGTAAAATACCAATGTACCCATCCTAACACATGTGGTTCTTTTAGTTCTTTTAGTAATTCTGTTGGATAGTCTTTTTCATACTTGGCTATTGGTCTACTTTTATTTATAAATTCTTTATATATGTCAAGTGATGGGTCATCCGGATTTGATGTAGTCATCATATATTTACACCTATGTGTGACTTCTCTCATAAACTCCATATCAGCTAGATTTACTTCATCTAGATACACGCAACCAACTTGTCCACCTAAAACCTTTTTCCATCTTTTTTTATCACCATAACCACATACATATATTATCTTTTCACCTTTATTTGTGTCATATCTTATATGTGGTAATCTTATTTTGTCTTTTCCTTTTGGCCAATATTCTGCTATATCTTCAAATTGTTCTAGTAAACCATTTTCAGAGTTTATTACATTCTTTTCTACTGTTCCTACATCATCTCCTGCAATAATATGATACTTTTTATCAGAATCAGCAACCATACACATAAATTTGAATATTCCTACTGTTGTTTTTCCTGCTGCTGTTGTTCCTTCTAAAAACTCTCTCTTGCATTTTGTTTGTAAAAACTCTTTATATTTTTGACTTAATTTTAACATTACGCATCATCTGCACTTTGCATTTGATTTAATATGTCAGATATAGCATTTTTCTTTTCTTCTTTTTCTTTAACATTTACATCTATTTTGTCATTAAATATTCCTAAATGTCTTCCTAACAATTCAAGAGCTCTAACTTTATCACATGAATCTACTTGTATTCCAAATTTGCCTTCTTTTATTCCAGATAATGCCTTTTTTTGTTCTTCTGTCAATTCATCGGTAGGTGTAAACTCTATTCCTGTATATTCTTCTTCCTTATAATCAACTATATCTTCTCCATCGAATATTGGTACATTTCTTTTCATCTTCTTTAATTTTGCATAATCACTTGCCTTTGAAAAAGCTATTGCTGCTAATTCTTTTATTACCATATCTTGTGTTATTTCTGTTCTTTGTTCTCGTTCTTTTATTTTATCTGCTACATATATTTGAATGTTAGCTTTTGTTAGCAGTCTACTTCCATTCGCTCTTGCTGTTTCATCTTTTTTACAATTAGGATAAGCAACCTTATATGCTCTTGTTGCATTAAGGTCTATTAAATACTCATCGCAAAATCTTTTTTGTGCATCTGTCATATAAGATCACCTCTCTTTCCTTTATTTTCTTTTAAATTGTTTTATCATTACATCTATTATTGTAACAAAAATAAAAAGAGTAAATGCTATTGCTATTACTCCTATACAACTTAATATTATTCCTATAAATATATTCCACATAGTCTTATACCTCTTTTCCTGTTACTTTGTCTACTATTTTTACTATAATATCTGCTTCCCATACATAGTAACTTCCAATTTTTGATACTTTCTCGTTTTGATTTTCTAATATTACTTTTTTCTGTTCTGAATTTAATTTTCTATTTGCTTTTATTTGACTTATTTGTGAACTATCACATTCATATCCTTTTTTATTTAATATATTCACAACTAGATTATTCTTTGCTTGAGCTATTTTTACACTGAGATTTTTTAATTTCTTTGATTTTACTTTTAGATACATTTTCATTCTCCTCTACTTTATTAAACATTTATCTTTAATCCTATAAGGACAAAATACTTTACCTTCTCTTAGATTAGTAATTTCTAAAAAAGAACAGTTTTTACACTGTTCTGGTAATTCGCTCTTTATTTGTTTTAATTTCCATTTATCATTATACTTTTGCTCTTCTTCTATCATATCTAGCACTTCCTCACAACTGTCAAATTTGCATACTTTGCACTTTTTATTTCCATTAGGGCATATTTTATTATTTATTAAACATTGAATCATACTCTATTCCTCTTCTGTGCATGTTAATTTTCCGTCTATTCTTCTTACTATTTTACAGTCTATGTTCTTTGTGCATGTGCTACAGTTTTCTTTTTTGTATTGTTCTATTTGTTTATCCATAATTATTTCTCCATTTTATTTTTATTTGTATTAAAAAAGCACTGAAATTAATCAGTGCCTTTTTGTTAAATTTTATTAATCATGATGTCCATATTCATTAGTTCCAGCATTGTACCAATCATGAGAATGGCCTTTAGATGAATCGCTTGTACCGTATACATCAATACGGCTATCAGTCTGCCTTACTGTACCACCTGAATCTGTTGGATAACAAAAGTTACCATTTCCAGCTTCTAAAATGTCTTCTTCAAGTGACCGCTGACTTTCTTTTGTACTTTCATATCTTCCATCCCATCTACTCATGTTCTTACCTCCTAAAGCATTTGCTTTAATTTGCTGTTTGCTTAGTTTCATTATCATTTTACTATATTATGTTAATTTTGTCAATTTTTATATTATTAACTTTTTAAACCACATAGAGGTACAAAAAAAGAATAGACATTTAAAACATCTATTCTTAAAAAGTGGTTACCTTATCGCACTGAGTTTGATATTTCTATCTGCGATTTTTTATAATTTTTCTATTATAATTATATAATATTAGAAACGAAATTTTAAATACAATTTTTGAGAAATTTTAGCGAAATTTTAACGAACTCTATGCATTTAATACTTCTAGCATATCTTTTATTGCTACATCTCTTATATTTTGTAATTGCTTTATTGATAAATACTTTGGAAATTGATTTTCGTATTCCTTTGCTACTCTTTTCCAATCTCCTTTTTCACTATTTATATAAAATTCATTGATTACAAATCTTTGCTTTTCACTAAGTATTGTTAATAGATTTTTTACTCTTACTATCTTTTTGTTTAGTATGTTTTCTTCTGCTTCACATTCTATAATCTTTGAATTTATATGTTGTCTATCAAACTTATTTATATAATTTAATTCTTTTTGATAATTAGCAACTGCATTCAATACTTTATCAGATATTTTATTCGTATTACTATGGATACTATCATATGCTTGTCCAGCTATTTGCATATTTTCTATAATTTCGTTTTCTGTATCTTCATATACTGTTCCTGCATAACATAATTGCTCTTGATATTCTTCTTTCTTTAATTGTACTTCTGTTAATTTAGCTTCATTCTTTTTATGATTTCTTAACATTATTTCAACATCTTCTTTTATGTATTTACTCATTCGTGTACCTCCTATAACTTTAATTTTTCAATTTCTTGTTTAAATTTATCTATTGTATCATTTAATATTACTCTATTTTCATATACTAGCAAACAACATATGCTATTATATAAATCATTTACTTTTTGTATTTGTTTATCTCTATTCATTTGTGCCTCCTTTTTATATCTTCTCTTATTAATTCGTCTTTTAAACTGTCTAGGATCTTGTATACTTCATTTAATTGTTGTTGATTATATTTTCTCTTGTCTAAACTTATGAAGTCTATATCTTCTAATTTACTCATTGTGTTTACTACTATATTGTATATGTGATTTATTGTCATTTGTTTGTCCTCTCTTTTATATACTCATATATTACTCTTTCAACATAAGCTAATGCTTCATAATTGCTTATGTATCTTCCGTCATGTCTGTGTCTTACTGTACTTCTTATTATCTTTATTTCTTGATTATATTGTCTTTTATACATTGTTGCTAATTGATTTTTACTTAGTCCTGCTTTCCACTTTTGAATTATCTCTTTATCTTGCATACTACACCTCTTTAGATTCTCTTTAGAAACTCTTTAGATAGTTTTTGCATTTTTGTGTAAAATATGTTATAATTATTTTATTAAACATCTTAGGAGGTTACATTATGCAGGATTTTTTTGGTATCAAAATTGATACCGCAACAATGACTTTAGAAGAACTCGAAGAAGCTCAAAAGAAAGTTAAAGAATTATATTCAAACCTTTCTGTGCAAATCAGTTTAAGAAAATTGGCTGAGCATAAACACAGTTCTTCTAATTAAATTTTCTCCCCACTGAACTTTAGTGGGGTTTTTCTATTTTTCTTGATTTTCAAAATATTGCTTTATTCTTTCTTTGCATTTTTTAATATTACATTCTTTTCCTTCACATATATCTATGCAAAATTCTTGTTTTTGTTGCATCCCATTATAATATCTTAGTCTTTCTGCCATCAAATCTATTATTTTGTCTTTATTTTGTAATTGTTTGTTTAGTCTTGAAAATTCTTCCTTATACAGACTATATTTTTGTAATTTTTTAACTTCCTTTACTCTATTCCTTAATTTTCTTAATAAGTCATCATTATGTTTCTTTAATTTATCAATCTCTTTGTCTTTTTCTTCTAGCATAGTCAAAACTTTTTCTATTGATTTATTTTGTCTTTTCCAAATAGTCGTAAAAGGTGTATCTTCTATTTTTGAGCTTTTAATACAAGCTTCATTTGATTTTTTCAATCCTTCTAATATTTCTATTGCTTGTTCTTTTGTCATATGTTAGTCCTCCTTTAGCTGCTTTCTAGCCTTCTCAATTGCTTTATTTATATCATTCTCATTAATTTCTATATCAAGTGTTTCTGCCTCTTTTACTTTTTTATTTAGTTGTTTTACTGCTTGTACTAATTCATTTATTTTGACCATTATACAAACAGTTCCATCTATATTGTTAGTAATTGACTCTAATTTTTCTATACTATCTATATCTATTTTATCTTCTAATGGTTCAAAATCTGCTACCATTGTGCTTTGAATATTAAACATTTCAAAAAGATTTTTCTTACCTGTTTCTTTCCAGTTTTCATCAAATCTTATCCAATATAATGTCCCATTGTAATATTCTACTTCTCCATTAAAATTATTGTTTTCAAAATCAAATCTTGTTCCATCTTCTATTTGTCCTTTTGATATCATTTGCATTATTTCTAATCCTTTATATTTCATTTTATTTTCTCCCTTCTAGTAGTTCTTGTAATTTCTCTAATTTTATATATTTCTGTGCATTAATAATTGTTGCTTCATCTGGGATTTCCGTATCACCTTCAAATATTATTCTATATTCTCCATTGTTCAATATTTCTTCTATCTTGTCTTTTACTTTTTGAACTGGAATACTGTTTTTTATACAATGATTTTTAACTACTACACTATTATTTAAATTTTCATAATCATTTTTTAATTCTTCATTTTCTTTTTGTAGTTTTTCTATTAGATTTAATAATATTTCAAATATTCCGTAATCTTCTGGTAGCAGACTTATCATTATCTTTTTAATTTCCGATTTATATGGTACTTTTTCTATTTTGCATTTCTTTTCTAGATTATTTAATGCTTTTAATAAACCAACAGCTTTCTTTTCTTTCCTATTCATTTGTTTCTCACCTCTCATCTATCGTTTTTTATACATTTTTCTAAATCTTCTTCTGTAATGTCATAATAAGTTTTTAATGCATATATTAAATCTTTATAATGTTCATTTTCATTAATTAATTTAACTTCTTTTTCTTCCAGTCTACTACATTCTTTATCTATTTCTTTGTTGCTTATTGTTAGTTCTTCATTCTCTTTTTCTAATTCTAATATTCTATTATGAGCACTTGTGCTTACTTTTACTTCTAATAATTCTTCATTCTCTTTTAATACTCTTTTATAATCTGATAAAATATGCTCCGATATTCTAGCAAGCTCTACAATTTCTTTATTGTAATATCCATGCCAACCATTTTCTTCTTTATACTCTTTATCTGTTTTTATAGAATCTATAAAATGTTCTGCATTTTTTATAT